CAGGTATTTGCTGGCCATCATGAACCCCCAGCGATGCGCCGGGCCTGCTTTTGGCGTTCCGTCTCTTCCTGGTATTGATCGACTGGCGTGTAGATATGCTCGCCGTCGTTGAAGAGCAGGGCCGTCTTATCGCCGCGTTCGTAGGCTACCCGAATCCAGAGAGTGAAGGTGTGAACCTGGACGAAGTGGGGCTGACCGACCAAGGTCTGAGGCAGATCGAAAATATCCTTGACAATCCGCTCCCACTCTTTGTCGTTTTCGGATTGCTGGAAGGCCTTGCTCGAGCCGTGCTCGTGTTCGAACTCGGTACAAAAGCGCTTGAGAATGATGGGTACGTCCGGAGAAATGGCCTCGTCCGCCGCGTTGCGCACGCGCTCGTAAACCTCTTGGCCGTGCTTCTCTCCATTACAGTAGAAATAACCGCCGTAGTTACCGTGCACGGTCGGGCGCACCTCGACCCCGCACTTGGAGGGCAGGCCCATCTCCATCTGCAAGAGATGAAGTTGAAACAGCTCGATCAAGGTTCGCGGCCGGACCACGACCTTGTAGCACTCGCAACAATCGCTCGGGATCACGCCCAGGCCATTGAAAAGCACCTGGTGCCAGAGATTGCAATGGCGCTCCGAGTCATGGCGAGCGAACACCCAAGGACTGGTATAGGCCAGCCGGGGCGAAAGCGTGATTTTGCCGGTCTCGGAGGAGATAAAAAACTGGCTGCGCTCGAGCAGCGGCCGGATGGCCTCGATGAGGTCCCAGCTCTTCAGGGTCTTAAAGTTGAAGCGTTCGACCAATTCCTTGAGTTCGTGCATGGTCTCTTCTCCTTGGGTTGTAGGGGCACGTGCAACGTGCCCCTACGGGAGGGGTTGATGATGGGGCACGTGCAACGTGCCCCTACTTGGCCGACTGGTGGCCCATGGAGATGAAAGCCGAATACATGCCGGCGGACGGGACCCCGCCGGAGGCTGTGATCCGAAGGGCCGCGTATTGCATGAAGTCTCCTGCCGGAATCTTGGTTCGCATGATTTCATCGCCGATGGCCGGCGCTGTACCTGTCTCGCCAGAGACGACCTGGGTCAGCAGGATCACGGGCGAGGCCAGATCGGCCGGCGAGCCCACAAGAGCCGCGGCGTGCTCGAGGGTAAAGGTCAGGACGGTGGCGGCCGCGCCGGCGCCGTCTTCGCCGTCGCAGAAAATCACCAGCTCGAGATCGCCTCCCTCGCCGATATTCGGGGTAGCCGCGGCGCCGAAGGCATCCTTACCGATCCCAAAATCGATGATATCGCCGATGATGTTGGTGTTGGAGGACAAGTCCAGGGAGCCCACGTCGATATTGGTCCCCAGGATCAACTTTGCGTCGAGAATGGTCATGAAAAAATCTCCTCTCGTTTTTTCGCGCGGGGCCGGCGAGCCAGCCCTTATGAATTAAGTCAAAGTTCCTTCGGTTTGAACGATTTGCTCGACCAGCCGCACCGGATGCTGACGGAACCAGAGCACTTCGTCTCCCCAGGCGTCTTGCGCCCGGTACCAGACGTTGCTCTTGTCCTTGGCATCGATGTTCAGCCAATCGAAAATCGTCTTGTTGCAGTAAATGACCGCGCCCACGCCGGCGCCCCACATGGCGTCCAGCAATTTGATCAAAGTGTCGTCGATGGTGGTGGAAGTGGACAGGATATTGGCTGCCCGGGCGATGCAGCGCTCATTGTGGACTGAAAGTCCGCCGCGCACGCCGAACCAGTCGCGATAGCCCTGGTAGGGATTGTTTGAGCCGTCAAGAAGGGTGACCTCGCCGAGGTCCCGATGCTCGACGCCGAAATTGGGATGACCCTTGGGATAGGTCATATGGACCTTGTCCGGACCCCACTGGACCAGGTAGATGCTGGTATTGATCGAACCCGCGCCCGGAGTACCCACGGCCAGACAATTCGAGTACAGGCCGGTGGCCAGAGAATCCAGACGAGGAGCAAACCCGGTCATTTGTTCAGGAGTCACGGCTGCATTGGAATAAAACATCGCGGCCGCCAGGGTTTGAGACAGACCTTCGATATGACCGCGCGCTTCGCCCATGCGGAATTGAGCCGGATTGGGCGAGGCATCCACGATCATCTTGTCTGTATCGCAGTAGTCTTCGAGCGAGCCGACCGTTTCCCGGATCACGCGCGTGGCCGTGGCCGAGCGGGTCACGCCTTGATTGAGCAAGCGCCAGGTACCGGTGGGCAACGAATACCGCTGGGTGATCACATTGCTGAAGGTATCGTTGGCTTCCAGCCAGATGGCGTCCTTGAGAATCGCGTTGGTTTTCTGGAGCACCTCGGCGATGACCGCGGCATTGCCGCTGGGGTCTTTTCGGTTCGCCAGTTCCTTCAGGGTGAGTTGCTGATACGCATTGAGAACCGCCATGGGTTACCCCCTTATTTTTTCATGGAAGGGAAGTCCAGCATACGATCGCCGACTTGATCTTTCGGGCCGGTCTTCGGCTGATTTCCCGAGTTGGGAACAAAAACATCTTCGCTCATGACCTTGCGGACCTCGAGCAGGAACTTGGCCATGGTCGGATTATTGCCCAGGCCGGAGGTGTCGAGGAATTGCACAAACTCATCACCGCCGAACCGCTTGAGCGTTTCCTTGGCCTTGGCCATGTTTGCGTCGTAATTCGCGGCCCAATCGGCCTTCAGCTTGGTCTCGGCCTCGGCCGACGCCGTTTTCGCGGCAGCTTCCGCGGCCTGCTGGGCCGCCTGCCGCTGGCTCGTGGCCAGTCCGGCCCAATATTCGAAGCCGGCCTTGGCCTGAGCCTCGGTCATGCCCGCCTTGTGGGCCATTTCCCGGTAGCTTTTCAGCACCGCGTCCGAGGCCTTTATGCCCTCGAGCGCGTACTTGTCCGGGCTGGCCGGCACTTGAGGCACCTTGTCATGAACATCGACGTATCGCTGAGCGAGCTGCTCAACCTTCTCGAAACCCTTGAGGGCCTCATGGACCTTGAGGGCGTCCGGCAAGCTATCGCGCCATGAAGCAGGCGGCGTTCCGCCAGCCGTGGTTTGGCCCGTCCCAGTCCCGGTACCGGTGTCACCCTGACCCGTTCCCAGTTCGCCGGTTAATGCGCTCATGTTCTCTCTCCTTGGGCAAGGGCATGTGCCGTTCGACAGGCTCACGGTCCTGAGCGTTGTCGAAGGACAACGTGCCCCTACGGTTTCGGGCGACAAGAAAAGGCCACGGGAGTGTGGGCCCCCACATGGCCTTTTCTTGTTTTCCGCTCCGGATGATCGGTCCGGACCAGGCCCGAATTTTTAGGTGGGCGCGTGCAACGCGCCCCTACGGTTTTTCCTTTTCTTCTTCCCGGATTTTCTTCTCGGTCCGGGCGATGATCTTGACGCCCTCGACCGAATCCAGGTTCAGCATGTGCAAGAGATAAAGCCCCACTTGGCGTTTGCCTTCCAACATCATCCCTTGCGAATTTCCGGTGAAAGTCGTCCGGAAGAGGTAGCATTTTTCCACGAGATCGTGAAACACGCGTTGACCTTCCGGGGTCCGATAAACCAGATTGTAGTCTCGGAGAAGCTCTTTGTGCTTCAGCTCGAGCTCCGCATTGGTCTTTTCGCGGTCCTGGCCGATCCCCAGCACATCCGGTCCAAATTTAGGCATGAGCCGCCCCCTGCACCGGATTCTGAGCGCCCATCATCTCGGCCAGAGCATTGCCGCCGCTCAAATCGGTTTGGCTGAGCGTCTTGGCCGTCGCCGCCGTTTGAGCGGTCTGGGCCTGTTGCTCGATGAGCGCCTGCTTTTGCGCCCGGGCCACTCGGATCTTCTTCACCTCTTCATCGGTCCGGATAATGGCCGGAGATATGCCCAGAACCTGCTGAAGTTCATCCACCGCCTCGTCGCCATTGAACTTATCCAACACGGTCGGGGCGATTTGAGCCACGTCCTTGATGTAGGCCGTGGCACGTTGAATGGCCAGAAGACTTTCTCTCAGCTGGGCCAGCGCCAGAAGGCTGATATACTCGACTCGCAGCTCGGCGCCTTGGATTTCCGGAGGAGGAACCGGAAGTTTGCCTCTGCGATAGAGTATGCCGAAGACTCGGTCGATCAAAGGATCGTGGAAGTCGTTCTGCTGGCGTTCCAGCACTGGACCCAGCTGCAGCAGCTTTTCCGACTGACGCTCGAGGACTTCCGTGGCCGTCATATCGTTCGGAGCGTCCTGGAGCATGAGAAATAGGTCATTGAAAAAGCCCTTGCGGATATCGTTCTTTTTTTCCTGGAGGGCCAGCTGAATGCCATTCAAATCCACCCGCAGATCGAGAAGGGCGCCCACGCCGGCTGGATCGTTGACATCGATCTGATTGAGCCCGCCGGGCAGCATATCCAAGGTGCCGTTGTAATTGCTGGGTACGCGCATGGGCGGATCGATGGTTTTATGCACGGCCAATAGCCAATCGGCGGTCATTTCCTGGAGCATCTTCACGTCCGGCAGGTTCGTATGCCCAGGCCCATGGCCATAGACATTCCCGCCGATGATCAACCAGCGGGGGACCATGAATGGAAATTCCAGGTATCCGGATTGGCGGAGAGGAGGTTGAGTCTCGGGCGCTTCAATTTCCCAATAAATCGATTCGTAGCGCATGGAGAAGATATCGGCCTTGTTCGGATCGTACTTGGGATTTTTACGCACCAGGTGGCCAACTTGATAAAACGTTTGCCAAGCGGGTTCTGGCTTATCTACTTCGGCCTGGAGCGTTGGGCTGAGATTGTCCCGGCCAAAGTGGTCGTTCAGTTGCTCGAGAGTTAAATAAAAGCGGCGGCCAACTTGGATCGGCCGGCCA